TCCTTTTTGATTTCATCTCATCAAGTGGGATGAAATCGCGTGGGAAAACAAAAAGGAAGGCAAACCAGCCGTTGTGCCTCTGCATACGAATTGGGAATTGCACTTCTTCACCAGTGGGGGTGAACCTCCAAAGGGCACACGCATTCATCTAGCATGGTTTGATGAGGAAATCGAGAATGAAGACTGGTATCCTGAGATTGCCGCCCGCCTTGTTGATTACTCTGGCTCCTTTATTTGGTCTGCTACTCCCCAAGCTGGCAATCCGCAACTTTACGATATGCACGTCGAAGCGGAAAACCTTCTCGATTCGCCCAATCCCCGTCTCACTGAGCATCACTTTTTGCTATCCGACAACCCGTATATTTCTGAGGACGCTAAAGCTTTGTTGGCGGCTAAGCTTACGGAAGATGAACGGAAAGTGCGTATTCATGGTGAATTTGCTTTGTCTGCCTTGAAAGTGTACAGCGAGTTTAACCGTGATGTACACGGTATCAAAGAAATGCCGGTTGATCGTGAGTGGGCAGTGTATGCGGCTGTTGATCCGGGCCGTCAACGCTGTGCCGTTTTGTTTGTGGCCTGTGCTCCGCCTGATCATGACCTGTATGGGCACCCTGTGGTGTTTGATGAACTGTATATTCCACAGTGTACCGCTGAGAAGTTTGCTCAGTCGATGAAGTTCAAACTTGAAACGTACATGCCAATTGCCTTCTTGATTGACCCCAACGAAGCGGTCAAGCACGAGACTGGAAGTGGTGTTAAGATCGAGACTCAGTACACACGTGCCTTGAAAAAACTGAAGGTGCGAACCGCTTTGACTGGCAATGGGTTCATGTATGGCTATGACAAGAAGAAAGCCGGTATCGAGTCGGTACGCCGCACCATGTACGTGGACGAAGACGGCATGTCACGATGGTTGTTCTGCTGTGATCGTCTGCCTTCTTTTCTATCGGAGATCAAGCATTATCGCTACGTCAAAAAAGATGGGCAGATAACAGATGAACCACACAAAAAGAATGACCACCTTATGGACTGCTGGCGGTACTTGGCGTCATACGGTGGGTTGAAATATCGAATTCCCCCAAAGAGTGTCAAGCCAGAAGGTTATGCATTGCGAGCACTCCGGGAGAAACGTGAACGACGCAAAATGCGGGGTGGGCCAGGTGAAAACCGTGGCATCTGGCTTGGTCCAGGCAAGGGGTAGTGCCCCGTCGCCTAATGTCTTTACACGGAAGGAGATTTGACATGGAATACGTCATGCCGAACGTCGAAGTGGGACGGAACATCGTATGGAGGCATTCGCCGACAAGCACCCCGATGGGTGCGATTGTGACAGCGGTGTACGATTACACCATCGACTGTAATGTGGTGTTGCCAGAAAGTCGCATGATGAAGCCACAGTGTGGCGTGCGATACCACACGGACCCCGATTACGCCCGCTTAGCCTCTGAGGCTCAAGCCGAAGGCGTATGGGATTTCACCGAACGCGACAAGCAGATCGACGGACTCTTACGAGAATTCTACAAAAAGTAAGGGTAACCCGTGGGACGATACGACGACAACAACCCTTTCAATTCGATAGTGTCGGCTTGGGAGGGTGTGATTGAACAGTGCATTCGCGTCAAGAAAGAGGCGTTCCAGGATGATGCCGATGAGGCCATGCGGTTCTTCAATGGACCGTACAACTGGCAATGGGACAAGCGTTACACCAAGAACGTTGAAGACCCAGAAGCCAAAAGCCTGGACCCCACTTTCAAGATGACGGTGAACAAGACCTCGGAAGTGGTCCAAATTTTCGGGCCGACCTTGTACGACAAGAACCCGAATCGAAAGGTCACTCCGTTGCCTGTCACTTCCATTATGGAAGTGCTGCCGCCCGAACTCCAGCAAGACCCAATGTTCACTCCGGTCATTCAGAGTGAGCAAACCCTCTTGCCCCGGATGAAGTTCCAGCGAAAGGTTCAGTCATTGCTCATGGAGCGATACCTGAACTACACACCGAACGAACTGGACCTAAAGACACACTTCCGCCAAGCCATTGACGAAGCGTTAATCAAGGGCATGGGCATACTTTGGACTGAAGTGTGGAGCAACCCACTCAACACACAAAAGTTGATCGGTTCATTCTTCGACACAGTTGACAACCTGCTTATCGACCCGGATGCAGAAACCTTGGACGATGCACAATTCATCATCCGCAGGCGGCTTGCTCCGATTTGGGAAGTGGCCGAGAAGTTTGACATTCCCGAAGAAGAGTTGAAAGGCAACCTTGAAACATGGACTTCACAAGGGTCGCGAACCAGCATGGAAGGCGACAAGTATCGTCGTGACGCTGGCCGAGCAAATGACAGTATGTGCTACTATGAAATCTACTCCAAGATGGGAGTAGGGCACCTATTGGCTGATGCTGGCAAGAAAGAGTTGAAAGGTGTTTTTGACAAGCTTGGCAAGTACGTGTATCTCGTTATCGCTGACGGCACACCGTACCCGCTCAACTTGTCTCGCAAGTTCTTGAAGAATGTAACTGATGACCAGGAAATTCTTGATGCCACATCATGGCCTATTCCATTCTGGGAAGACGGCACGTGGCCATTTACACCCGTCAAGTTCCATGACGTACCTCGGTGCCCGTGGCCGCAATCGCATATGAAGCCCGCAATGGGCGAGTTGAAGTTCCTGAATTGGGCCTACTCGTTCTTAGCTAGTAAAATTGCAATTACTAGCCGCGACTTCATGGCTTGCCCGAAGTCGGTAGCTGAAGAATTTAGGAATGCGATCTTGCATGGGAAAGACCTCGAACTTCTTGAGATCGAGGAAATCCAGGGCAAGAAGATCGAAGAAATCATCTCGTTCCTTCAGCATCCTCCGTTCAATGGGGATGTTTGGAAAGTCATTTCCGCCATTGAGCAAAACTTTGAGAAGCGGATCGGACTCAACGAGCTAGCCTATGGAATCTCAGAGAAGCAAATTCGCGTGGCTGCTGATGCCGAAGTTCGCCAGCAGGCCAATTCCGTCCGTCCACAAGACATGGCGAACAAAGTCGAAGATGCCGCCACGCAGATCGCTCGCAAAGAGGCGATTGCCGCCCGATGGCTTCTGGGACGTGCCGATGTCGAGCCAATTCTGGGTCCATCGGCTGCGGCGTTATGGGAAAGTTGGATCGAAAATTCTGAGGAGATGCGGGTAGCCCTGGAGTTGGATTACCGGGTGGAAGCTGGTCAGGCCCGGAAGCCAAACAAAGAACGCGAAGTGCAGAACATGCAGACCGCCATTCAAACGGTTTTGCCTGTGCTGATCGAGACTGGCAACTTCCCGTCTGCAAATGCCCTGATTCAAGATTGGGCGAAGTCGATCGACATTCAAGAACCAGAACGTTACACATTGCAACCGCCTGCTCCGCAGCCTGATCCGAAGGCGGAACTCATCCAGGCTGAGTTGCAAGCTAAGCTTACGGAGATGCAATCTAAGCTTCAAGCTGATCAGTCAAAAATGCAGATGAAGCTGGTGCAAGGACAAGCCAAGCTTGGCATGGATCAACAGAAGCACGAACAAGAGATGGCACAGACTGCGGAACAAGGCCAAATTGACGTGCTCACTGCTCTAATGAAGGCGATGAGTGATACAGAAATCCACCGCGAGAAAGCGGTGACGGATCAGATCATCAAACTCACCACGGAGGAATCCAATGCCAAGTCAGAGAAAGCGAAAAAGAAATAGCAAGCCACAGGTGACAAACAGCACCAAGTGGCCTATTGTGTCATCTGACCCTGTTATTCAAGCGTTCTACGAATCATGCCGGGAATCAGGCGAGTCCCACAGCATCGCTGAAATGTGTGCGTTTCGTCAGGCTCCGAGCCTAGAGACGGACACCACATTCACTCGTGGGTTTGGCACCGATCCATTCGGCGGGCCAGTTAATTCATTCACCCATAGACGGTACATGCAGATGGCCAAGGCGGCTGGAGTCAGCACGCAAGGGAAGCGGTATATGTCCGGGCTGGCCCGCTATCCAGGTGACCCAAAAGCCTGGGTAGGCAGCAAAGGTGATGTTCGCCGCGTGTGCGAAAAGCGTGGATGGGGCTGCGAGGGGGCGGTCAATGTCAAGGCACGGGAGAAGCCCAAGACCGGGGCAAAAGAGAAGCGGTTCATTAAAGTAGCATGAGTGCTAGCATCACACAAATTGTCACCAACGCCATCCCCGGAAGCAACATCGGGGGCGGCACCGTCACGACCGCATTGTACGGGTTTGATGTTCAGGCCCAATTGAAGATCGGCCCGGCTGCTTCAACGGTTCCACATGTTGCAGGTGTTAGGAGTGCCATCAGTGGACTGCCTCAATTCGCCTCTGCCATCACAAATTTGTACAGCTTCAGGGCTGATGCACCAAGCTTGGCAGGAGTCGGTGTCGTATCGAACCAATACGGCTTTTACTGCCCGGCCATCGTTATCGGAACCAGCAAGTTCGGCTTCTTTGCCGATGACTTCACCGCAGGTGGATATCCACTTTACATTTCACGGGGAACCAGTGCCAACGCCTGGATCGGACCAAATACCGGAATCGGCGGCACAGCGGCGTTGGCGGCGGCACATCCTTTGGTTGTCGTATCTCAGAACGCTGGAAGCATCACAGCCCAAATTGTCGGTGAGGCCAACAAAGAGATTGTTGAGATCGCTTCATTCACGTCTGCACCCGTCCCGGCATTACGGGGACGCGGTTCTCGCGGTACGACGGCTTCCCCAACGCAGACACAAAGCGGCGATACACTTCTGCGACTCGCGGGGACAGCGACGGACAATGCAGGTACGCCCGCTCAGACCAGCATCATAGCAGCAATAGACTTAAAGGCTGCTCAGAACATTACAACCTCGGCTCAGGGCACGAGGATTGAATTTCAGATGTGCCCGGCCTCGTCCACAACGCTAACAACGTGTGTGACAATGGAAGCCGGGACCGTCACCATCGCCGGGCAGACTACCCCTGAAATCCG